TGACCGTGGCGCGGCAGCTCTACGAGGCCGGACTGCGCGCTCCGGCAGGGCGGCGCACCCTGGCCCGCGCGCTGTCGGGGTATCGATGGGACGCGCGGCAACCCGGCAGGCCCGCGAAGGACGGGACGCATGACCACCACGCCGACGCGCTGCGGTACGCCGTGCGGCACGTGCTGTGGTCGCCGCCCGGTCCTCCGACGACGGCACCGGCTCCGACGCAGCAGGGGCCGAGGCGGTACGAGGCGCCGGGGTCGTGGCATGAGTAGGCGTTGCGAGGTGTCCGGGCGCGTGCTACTCGTGACGGTGCGGCGAGGGCCGCAGGAGGTCGATATGGGCAGGTTCATCCTCGTGGCGTTCGTCGCCGCAGGTTGCTCGGCGCAGTGGCAGTCCTCGGCGCGTGCGATGAGCGTGTCGCAGATGCCGTGCACGGAGCAGCAGGTCGAGGTCCGCGAGGTGGAGATGCACTACGCCTCGTGGACGTGGGACGCGCGGTGCAAGGGCGTGGACTATCACTGCACGTCGGCGGGGTTCACTACGACGTGCAGACCGGCGGCGGAATTAGTGGAGTAGATGAGCGCCGAGGGGCGCGAGGAGGATGAGATGAGCGACGGTGTCAAGGTGTGCATATGGACTCTGTGGGAGTGCAATGCAGGGCCGATGAAGGACCACGTAGCGGTGTTGCGCGACGACGAAAGCAACATCAAGCAGGCTGCCGAGCTGGCCAAGGCAGTCGGCATCGCCGTTGAGCGGATGAACTGGGAGCGCGCCTACACGTCCGACCGCTCTGTGTGGGAGGCTTGCGAGAGTTTCGACACGGAGTCCGAAGCCGTGTGGGATGCGCTGCGCGGCGGTATGACGGTGTTGCGCGACGGAGCCCCCGTGCCCGGGGCCGCAGACACCGCAGCCGAGTAGCCTGACGCACCGTGCGTGCATCGACTGACGGCGTGTGGTAGTCTGCGCACATGCCGCAGGCTGTCCGCGTCTCCGCCTACACCCCGCCCGAGGCCGTACCAGGTCGGGGCATCGGCGCGCACTCTCTCGCGGCACAGGATGGCGAGCACGCGCGACGGTTCGCGGTGCTGTCGGAGCGCATCCGGGCCTACTCGGTCGCCGAGCGGTGCGCGCCCGTGCGGGTCGGGTGGCAGGCGTTGTCGGGCCTCGCGACCTCGGCCACGTGGGACGTATCCCCGGTGGCGGATTCGCCTGCGTCGGAGGCCGCTGCGGCGGTCGTGCGGCGCGTGCTTGGTCTCGGCGGGGCGAGCTCCCCGGTCATCGAATGGGAGGGGCGCATCATCGCGCTGCCCTCGTGGGAGTCGCGGTTGCGCGACCTCCTGCGCGGCGCGCTGATGGGGTTCAGCCTCGCGGAGATGGTGGCATACCCCTACGAGGGGACCACCTACGTCGACCTAGAGCCGCGCGACCAATCGAGCGTGCGTCAATGGGTGTACGACCGCGACGGGCGCGTGGTCGCGGTCGACCAATGGCGCCGCGAGCCCGGCGGGCTGTCGAGCATGACATCGGTGCGGCTGCCCTACGAGCGGCTCGTCCACCTGGTCTATCCCTCGCCGGCTGCGGGCGTCGAGGGGCTCGGCATCATGCGGCACATCGAGCCGCTTGCCACGGACTACACGGCCACGATGCGCCTGCGCGCGGTCGCGATGCAGCGGACCGCGGTCCCAGTGCCCACCATCAGCATCGACGAGGAGGCCCTCGGGCGCTCGGCTCGCAGCGATGGCGGACCGCCCGACGTGTCGGCCATTGAGTCGGCCCGGTCGGCGCTGCTCGACATCGCGCGCAAGTGGTCCTCGCACGAGGAGGCCGCGCTGGTGATGCCCTCGTGGGCGACGCTTGCGTGGGAGGGTCGCCCCGACTCGGCCGCTCCGCTCTCGGGCGTGGTCGCCGACCTCGAGCGGCAGATTTTGCAGGCGTGCTACGTGCAGCACCTCGCGATGGGCTCGGCGTCCTCCTCGGGCTCTTACTCCACGGCGCAGGTGCACGCGGACCTCGCGGCGCAGCTCGCGGGCGACCTGTGTCAGTGGGTCGCCGAGGGGCTCGCGCCCTACGTGCGCGCCATCGTCGCGCTCAACATCGGGCCGCTCCCGCTCGCCGAGCTGCCGCGCCTGACCTACGCCGGCATCCGCTCCCCGCTGTGGGTCGAGCGCATCGCGGACGTGGTCTCTCTGCTCAACACCGGCGCGCTGACGCCGTCACCCGACGACGAGCGCCACATCCGCGCGACCCTCGAGCTTGCACCGCCCTCGACTGCCGCCGATGGGCGTAGCGAGCGCGCGCGGGTCGCGGGCACGGTCGCCATGACGCCGCCTGCGGGCGCGCTGCCGGGCGGTCTCTGATGGCGCTCACGACTGCCGAGCTGACACCGCCCGAGGCTGTGCAGGACGCCGCGCGTCGAGGTGTCGAGCTGCACGAGGCCGGCAAGTCGGGCGACGGTCTCAAGCCCGAGACCGTGCGCCGGGCGAACAGCATCGCGGACGGTGAGCCGCAGTCCGAGCAGTGGGCGACCGTCGAGGCCCCTGCATGGTTCGCTCGCCACGCTGACGACTTCGACCGCGGCGTCGATGACCAGGACGGCGAGGAGACGCCCGGGTTCGTGGCGTGGCTCCTGTGGGGCGGCGACCCCGGGCGGCGATGGGTCGAGCGACTCAAGGAGACCGACATGCGGCGAGACGAGGACACGGGCGCATCGATGGCGCCGGCAGAGTTGGCGGTCCTCGCAGGGCATGCGCGAGCGCTCTCGGCGCCTCGGCCTGCGCGCGTGCTCCCCGACGGTGCCGTCGGCTCGATGCATCTCGAGGGCGGGCTCTATCCCTACGACTACGACCGGGCGCGGTACGAGACCGCGACCGCGATGGCCGAGCGCCATCCCGTGCTCATCATCCACGTGGACTCCCCCGGGGGTTACGTCTCGGGCGTCGTCGAGACACGCCGCGCCATCGCACGGGCGCAGGCCGCGGGGGTCTACGTCGTCGCCTACGTCTACGGCACGGCGGCATCGGCGGCGCTGTGGGTCATCTCGGGCGCCGATGAGATTGTCGCGTCGCCGACTGCGCAGGTCGGGGGCGTGGGCGTGGTCGTGACCCTCTACGTCGAGGACGCCGAGCACGTGGTCGAGGTCGTGAGCACGCAGACGCCTTCGAAGCGCGCGTCGGTCGATGACGGCGACTACCTCGCAGCGCTCCAGCGCCGGGTCGACGCGCTCGCCGAGGTCATGCTCGACGACATCGCGCGCGGTCGTGGCGTGAGTCGCGAGGCGCTCGGCGATGGGTCGGTCTACTCGGCGCAGGACGCTGTGGAGCGGGGCCTCGTGGACCGCATCGCGACCGACGCTGATGACTGGATGTTCATGGGCGGTCGTATGCCGCTCGATTATCCGCGCGCTGTCCGGACCGCCCCGGCGCTCGCGTCTCTTGCAGGCGGTACGATGGAGGCGCTCGTGACCGAGCAGGAAGCCGCGGCGATGACCGCGCGGAATGAGGAGCTCGCCCGAGAGGTCGAGCGCCTGAAGGGTGCGTTGTCGGCTGATGCCGAGCGCGCCAATGCCGCGGAGCTCGCGCTCCGCACGCGGGACGCGGAGGCCATCGTCGATGGCGCCATCCGCGAGACCCGCATCCCGCAGGCCTCGCGTGGGTCGTGGGTCGAGCGGGCCGTCCGCATCGGTCTCGACGACGTGCGCGCGATGCTCTCCGACATGGTGCCGCAGGCGCAGGTCGGGAGCGCGACCGGGCACGGCGGGGCCGCTGAGCCGACGCCGCCCAAGACTGCGCGCGAGTTGGAGATCGCCCGCGCCAACGACATGCTCGCCCAGGTGCGAGCCGCCAACGGAGGTCACCGATGAGCCAGCCGATTGTCGTCTCCTGCATCCTCACGGCGACCGTCACGCGCGGTCGGTTCGTACGCATCAACTCGGCCTCGGGCGGCCTCCCTGTCGCCACGCAGTCGACCGACGGCACGCTCGCCACGGGTCACCACAACGTGGGCGTCGCGCTCACGTCGGGCGTCTCGGGCGACATCATCGACGTGCAGATCGGCGGGCTCTGCCACGTCGTGACGGCGTCGGCGAGCCTCACCCTCGGCGCGCTCGTCACGCCGAACGCGGATGGCAAGGCCAAGGCGGCCGCAAGCGGGGATGTCGCGCGCGGCATCCTCATCTCCGGCAAGGACTCCGACGCGAGCACCGCCGACACCGAAGACTGCGTGGTGCTGCTCGGCATCTACGCGTCCGTCGTCTGATAGGAGGCTGACATGAGCGCATCGACTCTGGCGCAGCTCGCGCCCGTCTCCCCGGTCCTCTCCTCGCTCGCCATCGGCGCGGCGCAGAGCATGGCCGGACTCGTTTTCCCTCGCCTGCCGCAGGTCCGGGTCGCCCCGACCGCATCGCGCGGGACCATCTTCGTCGAGGCGTCGAGCGGCATGCTCGGGTCCGTGCAGGTCGCCACGACCGCGCTCGGGGCTGACTACCCGCGGCGCTCGCTCGGCGCTCCGAGCACGGTGTCCTACGCCTGCGACGAGCTGAAGATTGCGTCGGAAATCATCCCGCGCAAGCTCTCGCAGCGGTCGCAGTTCCCCGTCGCCCTCGAGGAGCGCGAGGCAGCGGCCATCGGTCGCAAGCTCGCCCTCGACATCGAGGCCCGTGCGGCGGCTCTCATGTTCGGAACGGGCAACTGGCCCGACGACACGCTCGCCAACATCGCGGGCGCGGGCGCGCAGTGGGGCACCATCGCCACGGCCACGCCGCTCATCGACATGCAGCTTGCCAAGGTGCTGGTTCGGGAGAGCGCCTACGGGCGCGACGCCGACACGGCCATCCTCGGCCGGCAGTGCGCCGACGCGTTCGCTCGCTCGCTGCACTCCAGCGGCGTGCGGGTCGTCACGTCGGGCGCGGCGCAGGTCTCGCGCGTCGTCGCGAACGACCAGTACCTCGTCGACCTCGTCCGCGGCGAGCTCGGGCTCACCCTGCTCATCGGCGGCGCGCGGCGTCGGACCTCGGTCGACGGTGCCAGCCACACGGCGGGCTATATCTGGGGCAAGAGCATGTGGGTCGGCTGTCTCGAGGGGGCCGATGCGGTCGCCAACGAGTCGGGCGACATCATGGCCCGCGCGACCGGCGCGCTGATGGTCATCGAGGACGGGCTCTCCGGCGAGGGCGTGAGCATGGACGGCATCGCGCTGCCCATGACCGTGCGCTCGGTCGAGACCATGCCCCCGCAGGCGGTCGGCACCATCGTGGCGGCGGAAGCCTACGTCGACGAGGTCGTGCTCGACACGAACATGGGCTACCTCGTGACGGCGGTCGTGGCCTGATGCGCGCGCGCCTCATGGTTGCGGCTCCGAAGCTCGGCCACTACTCGGCGCCGGTGGACGTCGACCTCTCGCAGGCCGACATCGACCGGGTCATCGGGTGGTTCGGCGAGGGGTCGATTGTGCTCCTCGACGAGCCCGCGCCCGAGGCCATCGAGCCCGAGGCCGTCGAGGCGCCCAAGCGCAAGCCCCGCCGCTGACGCATGGCACTGCCCGCAGCGATACGGGCGGCACTGCGTCGGCGGCAGGCCGACATCGACGACGTAGGGCAGCGGACCGCCGCTGCTCTCGTCGGACTCCGCGCGACCCTGCGCGAGCGGCTGCTTGAGCTGCTCGACCAGGCCGGTGACGGCGATTGGCGCGCGGGCATCATCGCGGTGCAGCTCGACGAGGTCGCGGCCGCGGTCGCCGAGCTCACGGGCGAGGTCCAAGACGCGTGGCTCGACGGGCTCGAAGCGGTCGAGCGCGCGACCCCGGCGCATCTTCGCTCGCTCGGTCTCGACCCTGCCGAGGTCATCGACGTCGAGGCGCTGACCGCGGTCATCGACGCGGCGAAGCGTGACGCGCGGGACGCCTTCCGGGGCGCCTCGCTCTCGGTCGCAACGGACCTCATGCCGCTGCTCCGCGAAGGGTATCGCCTCGAGAGCCTGACCGAGTTGTCCGAGCGCCTCGCGAAGCGCCTCGAAATCAGCACGGAGAAGGCCGCGACCGAGGCGCGCACGCAGACCGCGGTCTATGCGCGAGCCGTGGCGGGGGCCTACGCCGACGAGCTGCCGGGCATCCTCGGGTATGCCTACGGAGGCCCGGAGGACGGCCTGACGCGCCCGTTCTGCGCCGCGCTCGTGGGGCTGTGGGTGAGCCGCGAACTGGCCCCGAAGCTCGACAACGGCGTCAACGGCCTGCCGCATCCGCTCGACTCGGGCGGCGGCTACAACTGCCGGCACTCGTGGCTTGCGGTGCCGCTCTCGACGGCGCTGCGATGGGGCTACCGCGAGGCGACTGAGGCCGACGTCACGGCAGCGAATCGCGCGGCGGTGTAGGGCGTCGACCTCGCGCGCGGTGTGTGGTAGGCTCGCACCATGGCCGCGCGCAAACTCAACACGGGGCAGGCGCATCGGTTCCGGTGGTGGCCGCCGGATGGCGTCATCGCGTCATCGCCGACTCTCACGGTTACGTGGCCCACAGGCGCATCGACGTACACGCTCGCGCTTGCTCGAGAGCCTGACACCGTCTCCTCCATCTCGACTGACCGGCGCACTCTGACCGTGACGTGGGGCGCATCCGGCGCTCCCGTGACCCTCGCATCCCCAGATTCCCCGGCGTCTGCGATGCTCTACGGCATCGGCACCGTCGAGGCGGCTGTGCGCGTCGTGCGGCAGGTCACAACCGGCGCGCTCGCGGGCACGGTCGAGCTTGCCGAGCCGCTGCCGCATCCGGTGACCGTCTCGGCCTCGACGCTGACGCTGCACTGGCACGAGCGCTCGGTGGTCATCGCGTCCGGCGACGTGGGCACGACCCCGACCCGCAACGTGCGGTGGTCCGTCGACTACACGGCGGCCACGCAGGGCATCACGACCGACTACCGACGCGACCGCGACGTCCTGCACATCGTGGCGATGGCGTTCTCGACGGGCCTCTCCGACGCTGACGTGCTCGCGGCGTTCCCTGACCTGCGCAGTCGCCCGATGGGTCAGGGCTCGTGGCGGGCGCAGCGTGACGCAGCGCTCGATGACCTGGTCCTCCTCGTGCGGTCTCGCATCGCGCCCCGGGTCGAGGACGTGCTCCCGGGCTCGCAGTTCTCGCGCGCACACGCCTACCTCACGGCGGCCGCCATCGTCGATGGCACCTCGAGCGCCGGGGCTGACCGCTCCGACCTCGCAGCGTACTACCGAGCGCGCGCGGTCGAGAGCATCGACCAGGTGCTCGCGCTGGTCGATTGGGCCGACCTCGATGGGGACGGCGTGGTGGACACGGGCGAGACCGCCATCGGGGCCGCAACGGGGCGCGCAACGGCCGGCATCGGGTCGACGCTCACTGACCTCTCGGTCGTGCGGTACGAGGCCGACCCGTCCGCGCCCTACGAGGTCACGCGGACTCGCGTCACGGACGACCGCTGATGGCAGTCGGGGCAAAGGTCGACCTTTCGAAGTGGCCCACGCGCGTCGTCACGACCGAGGCCATGCGCGCCATCGGGCAGGCGGTCGCGACGCAGATGGCGCAGCGCACGTTCCGCGAGGGGCGCGGGCTGAATGACCGGGCCCATGCGGCCTACTCGACGGACCGCGTGGTGGTCTACTTCCGCAGCGAGATTGCGAAGCGCCTCAAGCCCAAGGGCGGCGCCCCGTGGCATGCTCGACGAGGTCCGCAGCGCGGGGTCGACGGGCGGCGCGGTGCCATCATCGGCAGGCTCTACGAGGGCGGGTACGCCGAGTACAAGCGCGCGTCCCGGAAGGGCGTCGGCTCGGGCGGCGTGCTCGTCGACCTGACGGCATCGGGACAACTCGCGCGGTCGCTCGACGTCACTGCGGTTCTGCGCACTCGATGCGTCGTCACGGTGCGCGGCGCTGCGGTGACTTACGCCGAGGGCGTCAACGCCAAGCGCCCGTGGTTCGGCTTGTCCCCGAAGGACCGCGGGCAGGTCGACCAGACCATCGGCGAGTTGCTGACTGCCGTGCTCGAGGAGCAGCGCAAGTGAGCATCACGACCCTGCGCGATGCGCTCTACGCGACCATTGCGGGCCTCACGCCGACCGGCGTGCAGTCATGCCCGTGGACGCGCGCGCGTGGCATCCGCTCGGAGCAGGACATCGCGCTCGAATTCCCCGGCCTGCCGACGCGCTCGGTGTGGCTCGATATCGGACCGCCCATCGACACGGGGCTCCTTATCTCCTCGACGCTCGACGAGGTGCGGCACGACATCACGCTGCACGTCGTCTACCGCGACTCCGACCTCGCGTGGTCTGACGACGGCGACCTGGCCCGGCTCGTGACCTACGAGGACGCGGTGCAGCTCGTCGAGGCGTTGAGACCGGCGTCGGTGTGGGGCGCCGACGCGAACATCCTCGAGGTCTATCCAGATACCGCCATCGTCGAGCTCGACGATGGCGACGGGCGAATCATCGGGCGCGTGCTGCGCGTCCGCATCACGGCAGAGGTGACAGCATGAGCGCAGGGCTTTTGGCGGGGCAGGAGCTGGCCCTCGCTGTCGAGTCGACCTTCGGGTCGCCGTCCACGACGGACTACACCACGGTCGACGTGAGCGGCCTGTCGTACAGCCGCATCAACTGCATCCGCGCGCCCATCGCCGAGTTGGTCGGGCAGGGCGCGGTGCCTCTCTACGAGGAGCCGCTGGTCTCGACGTCGGGCGCGGGTCAGCCTCCCGAGGTGGACGCGCCCTACTCCCCGAGCGACTCGCTCCCGGTCGGCATCTCGCGCGGCGACCTGCCGGTGTCGGTGCCCTTCCGGCTGCCGGGCTCGACGGCGTTTGCCTCGACCGCCATGGGGCAGATGGTCGCCAGCTCGCTCGGCCTGCTCGGGACCGCGGTGGGCACGTATCAGACGGTCACGGGCGCGGTCTCGACGACGGTCTACGGGGTCGGCGCCGGCGAAATCGGCGAAGTCAATCCCGGCGACGTCGTCGCGTGGAGCAACGCTGTCGGGGCGATGGAGTTCGCCTGCGTGACATCGGTCAACACGGGGACGAATCGCGTGACCGTGCACCCGGCATTCAGCGCGACCCCGCAGGTCAACGACCTCGTGCGCAAGTGCTCGGTCGCCTATCCGGTCATCGGGGCCCGGGGCGCGACCTCGCTCTCGTGGCGGTATCGGGACGCGGCGCGCGGCATCGTCGTCACCGGGTCTCGACTGCGCGAGCTCGCCATCGGATTCGGCGGCGCGTCCAACTCCACGGCCGAGGCGCGGATGCGGTTCTCCGGCCCGTTCCGGGGCGACATCTCGGGCGCGACCCCGAGCGCGGGCTCGGCAGTCGGCGGTGGCGTCACGGCGCGGCGGTACGGCTCGGTCATCTCGGGCGCTCTGAGCGGCTCGGCGCCCGAGGCCGGCGCGCGCACCGTGTTCGGGGTCCAGAGTTGGGAGGCGACCATCACCGTGGACACTGAGCCGGTCGGCTCGGCGACGACGTCGGTGCTCCAGCGGACCGATGAGGAAATCACGCGCGTGCTCGTCGAGGCCCGCATCACGTTCGCCGACACGCAGCGCAGCGCCCTCATGGCCCGACTGCGCGGGCAGACGCGGTCGACCTGGGTGCTCCCGCTGCAAGGCACGGCGGCCACGGGCGCGGCCCTCATCATCCCGGGCGGCTACCTCGCCGACCTCGACCCGGACACCATCGAGGAGTCGCGCAGCTTCAGCACGGTCACCATCCGCGGTGGCTCGGCCGACATCGCCGACACCACGGGGACGCCGACCGCGGCCAAAGGCGCATGGTGCTTTTTGGCCGTGGTGTCGTGATGGCCCTCGCCGTCTCGACCTCGGCGCTCGTCTCGACGCGGTTTGTGCTCGCCACGGACCCGGCGTTGTCGGGCCTGCCGCTCGCCGACCTGCGCCACTACTACGCGACCCGCGACCCTGCCGGGCTCGACATCCCGAGCGATGCCTCGTGGGTCACGGCAAGGCCGATGGACCGGCGGACCGTCGCGCTCATCGAAGGCCGCACCGGGGCGCACACGGCGCAGGGCGAGGACCGTGAGCTCATGCACGCCGAGGCCATCATCGCGGCCTGCGTCGAGAGCATCAGCGACCTGCCGCACCTCGTGCGCGGTCCGGACGGATACCCCGTCGCGGCGCTGTGGGAGGCCCTCGCGGCGCATGCCTCGGCGGGGCTCATTGTCCGCGAGATTGCGTGGCACATCGAGGCGGTGAGCAGCCTCCCAAAAGCGCCCGCGCAGTACTCGCCCTCGCAGCGTGGCGAGGCTCCTGCCAGCGCCAAGGCCGCAGCCACCACGCCTGCGACGGATGCGACGGCACCGGCGGCGAGTGGGACCGCGACGAGCGGGACGGGCTGACGTGGCTCGTCGAGCCCATCATCCAGCGAGACGACCTCGCGTGCCTGGTGTGCCCGACGTGCGAGGCCGGGGCACAGTGGGCGCGCGTCATCATCGACGCGTACCAGTGGCTCAAGATGGGCGGGCGCATCGAGGACGTTGCTCCGGAACCGACCTGCGCGGTCGTGGACGGCGTGCTCGTGCTGATGCGCGAAGTGCAGGCGGCCGAGGCGTGGGAGACCGACGCAGTGCGGCAGGACGCGGCGGCAAGGCGGTGACCTGATGGCGCTCGCATTCCCGGTCACGGTCACCGGCGCAGAGGTCGCAGAGCGTGCTCTCGGGCGCGTGGGTGCGGCGGCAGCGGCGGCCGAGAAAAAGACGCAGGCCGCGGGCAAGGCGGGCGTGTCCTTCGCGGCGGGCATGGAGCGGCTCGACGGCGCAGTGGACGCAGTCGAGAAGCCGATGCGCGCGCTCAATGGCGCCCTTGACATCGCATCGGTGGCGCTCGGCGTAGGGCTCGCTGGCCCGCTCGGCGTGGTCATCGGGCAGTTCGGAGACTTCGCGCAGGCCATCGGGACGGCCATCTCTCAATCCGACCTGATGACCACGTCCTACGACCGGCTTGGCGTCAAGATTCGGGCGGTCGGCGACGCTGCGCGCGTGTCGCGTCCGCTCATCGACGAGCTGTCAAAGGCGTCCGCGGCTGCTGCCGGGGGCAACCTCACAGCGGCGAATCGGGTCGCAGCGGTGCGCGCAGGCGTGGCGGTCGGCGGCATCGAGGGCGAGATTGAGACCCTGCGGCGCGACCTCGAGCGGCTCGTGGCGCAGGAGGCGGCGGCGCAGTCAGAGATTGAGGCGGCGCGGTCTCGCGCGGTCACGACACAAGGCGCGCTCCGGGCTCGGCTCGGCGGCGCAGGCGACGGCAGCGTGAGGGACGCAGCGCTCGCGGCGCAGTTCGCGCGGCGCGACATCAGCAACGCCGAGGGGCAACTCCTCGAGGTGCGCAAGCTCATCGAGGCCACGACAAGCACGCTCGAGCGGCGAGAGGTCGCGCTGACCCGCGCTCGCGAGCAGGGCCGTCGCGAGGTCGGACTGACGACCGAGGTCACGCTAGACGTCATCAACCTGGGCACGCGCGCAGCGGCCGCATCGACGGCACGCGCAGCGGCGACCCGCGACGAAACATCCTCGCTCGAGGGGTTGCGCAAAGCGCTCACGGCCATTGACCCGCTCGTCAAGCGTGCAGGCGAGGACACCCGCACGGCGCGTCTCGTCGCGGGCGTGGAGTCGGGCCGCGTGCCGGTGACGGACGGCCTATTCCCGTCGTCGCGCTCGACATCTGACGTGCTCTCGCAGGGCGCGGATGCGTTCGGGCCTGAGCCCGTGGCGCAGATGGTCGCCGCGCTCGGCGAGATACCGCCGCAGGCGACCGCGGCCGAGGCGTCGCTGCTCTCGCTCTCCGCTGCGTCCGCTGACCTTGGCTCGCTCGGCGTGGCCGGGCTCCAGCAGTTCAGCGCGGCGGCCGGTCAGGCGCTCGGCTCGCTCATCATCGGCGGCGAGGGCACGAGCAAGAGCCTCAAACGCATCGCGGGCGAGGTCACCTCATCGCTCGCCATCTCCGCGCTGTCCTACGCGACTTTCCTGACCGGCCTCGGCATCGCGGCGAGCCTCTCCGGGGGTGTGCTCGGATTCTTCGCCCCAGCGATGTTCACGGCCGCCAAGACCATGGCCGTGACGGGCGTCGCCCTCGGCCTGACGGCTCGCGCTCTCGGCGCAGGTTCTTCGCCCGGGGGAGGTGGCGCGCGCCCGTCCTCGGGTGGTGCGTCGGGTGGTGGCGGTGACCGCGTCGGCTCGCTCTCCTCGGGTCGCCCCGGGGGCGCGCAGCCGGTCATGGTGACCGTGGTCCTCGGCGTCGAGCAGGTGACATCGGTCCTCGTCGATGGTGCACGGCGCGAGGCTCGCGCGGGTGGTCTCTCTGGCGGTCGATTGGCGGTGGCGTAATGGCCAGGTATCCCGCACTCCTCGCAGGCTGCGACGTCGCTGCGCTCGCGGGCGCCATCGTGTACACGCGAGGCGCGACGAACATCACGCTCCCCGCTGCGGCCTCGATGTACGACGGCGGGCGATACCCGGACGTCGTCGCGTGGCTCACCGGCTACGGGTCGCAGGCCGGGCGGCATCTCGCCGGCGACATCATCACGGCGTGGGCAGCGGCGGGCGGCGGCACTCTCGCGTGGGAGGCCGACATCACGACTGACGACCGCGTCAGGATTCGCGTGCCGAATGCGAGCCTCGGGGCGTGGTCGCTCGTCGCCACGGCGGGCAACGCCTACGGCATGCCCACGGGCACCACGGCGGCGTCTCTCGTCTCGGGATACCGGCAGGTGGTCGGCACGCTCCCATGGACGCGAGGCAATTACGACGCGGGCGCATCGCCGCACTCGCTGACCATCACGGACGGCATCGACACCATCGGCGTCTCGACCATCACGGCGCGCGTGCACTCGGTGCCGACGATGCTCCGCGCCTCGACCACGACCGACGAGGGCGTCTCGCCGCTCACGAGCCTCGAGGACGCGGACAACGACGCGGTCGACAACGCAGACCGGCGCGTCCGGTGGGGCCTCGACGAGACGGGGCACGTGTGGACCTCGTACCCGTCGCCGACCATCGACCCCATCGGGTGGCTCTCGACGACGGCGGGGTTGGCCTTTCGCCGGCTGATGGGATTCACCGGCAGCGAGTCGCCGGTGGTCACGGGCGGGCGCGCGCTGCTCACGGCGACATACGTCTGCCCGCTGGTCCTCCCGCTCTCGCGCGGCATGACCCGCTACTCGCAGACCCTGCGCACGTCGGCTGGGCTCGTCGAGCTCTCCAGCGGCCGCGCTCGGGGTCGACACATCGGGCACTGCCGGCAGCACGGCGTCGGGTACACCCTGCGCGGGCCGACGCACACGACCTCCGACGAGGGGCA